ATAGCTCTTCATGCTTAGCTCTTTTTCTTTACGTTGCCTATACTATATTTAGAACGCAAGTCCCAATCTGCTTTATCGCGATGAGAGATGATTTTAATCTGCTTTAGCGAGGTTGTGCCATCAATAGCTGCACGATCGACGATAGAGAGCAGATTCCAATCTGAAAGTAAGAGTGCTATGGTATTACGACGACATTGGTCTTCATACATAAATGTAGAAGGTTTGCCATCGAGCATAAAGAGTTCTTTAAAGTGAACTATAAAATAGCGACCTTGTTTGTGAAGAATATGACAACTTTGAAAGAGAACGTTGGTCTCACGCTTTGATGAGACACCAATACGAGAAAGAGTTTCTTTAATCTTTAAAAAATCATCAGGGTCATGCAGATACACCTCAAGCATTTGAGATGGTGACCATTCAACAATATCTGTGGGGAGGTAAGATTTATTCATAATAACGATATACTATATTTATAATATATCGCATTTTATGAATTATCGACCTTTTCTGCTTTGTCGCGCTGCCTTGTTTTTAGCTCGGCGTTTTTCAACTCGCTTAGGAGATATATTCTTTTTGCCAGTACGAGTTCTCCATCCGCCTTGCATCATGCGCCGCAAAAATTTACTAGGATCAATTGACAGCTTTTGACCGTCATCAAGCGTGACCTCTTCTAAGATTTCTGCTTCAACGACTTTTTGATTTTCCTGTTCCTCCGACATCATGTTTATGTTTTAGTTTTTCTAGTTGTGTTGTTGTAAATAGTGGCAGCAATTGACGAGCCTTTTCAGCACTGCATTCGTATTCAGACATGATATTTTTTATGTCTGCCCCGTCGTCTGCCTTTTTAGACCATTTACTAAAGCGCTTGCGTGGACGAATCGCACCTCGTAAAAAATCATATTGCATCTTTGCTGGTAAACTTGCATGCATATTCATCTCATTTGCAAACAAGACAGTATCATTAAAATACGACAGCCCACGATTAACCATAAATGGCACATACTGACGATCAGCGCGTGATGGATCAGGGAGTGAATCACTGACATCAGCAGTGCAACCTTGCATCAGGTTTTTACCACTTTGACCTTCGTTGATCGAATTGATAAAGTCAAAAGGTGATAGCTTTTTTAGTTCTTGTTCCATTCAACGCTGCTCATAAGTTCTGTCAAACATGCAACCATATTTAGTTCCTTGTCAGCAACAAATGCTGCTTTATAGCTATAATCTGCAAGTATAAGCACTGCTGCAGGAATACTCGATGGACTTGCATAGTCATAGAGATTATCATAGATCTTTCTAAAGACTACGCTGCTGTCTAAGCTGCTGTTATTGACAACCCAATTACGCATAGATTTAAAATCTTTAGACTTTAGATGAGTTGCAAGTTCAGAGATATTCTGGTCACTCATGCCAACCAAGATAGCAGTAGGAATTTCTCCACTCGTGCTGTATCGTTGGCACTCGTTGATTACTCGTCTCCAATCAGGAGCATAACGAATAATCAATTCTGCGATTGTCTTGTCAGTATACTTGATGCCTTCAGTCTTGAGAATAAAGGTCAAGCGCTTCATAAAATCTCCAGCAAGTGATGCAAGAGATTTTTTAGTGGTATTAAACTCGATTACTGAACAGCGTGAGTGAAGCGGTTCGATGATTCGATTTTTAAAATTACAAGTCAATATAAATCTACAATTCGCACTAAACTCTTCAATAAACCCACGAAGTGCAGGCATCGTTGATTGTGGGTTTAGATAGTCTGCCTCATCAAGAATGACTACTTTATAACCACCCGAAAGTGAGACTGTAGACGCAAACTGTTTGATCTTGTTTCTTAAGACATCAATTCCGCTCTCTTCAGAACCGTTGATGAGTATATAGTCAAGGCTCAACATGTTGCAAAGAGCTTTTGCAACTGTGGTTTTACCAAGTCCTGCTGTTCCAGCGAGAAGCAAGTTTGGCAATTGACCTCCTTGTACGAGATCATTAAACGTACGCTTTAGTTCCGCTGGAAGTATACACTCGTCAATCGTTTGAGGACGATACTTTTCACACCACAAATATTCATCTGATTTCATGTTGCTATCTTATACCAAAGTGATTTGCTTGTAAACATTTTTAATCTCTGCAGTTTCGTTTTCAAACTGTGCTGCATTCTTTTTATGGTATAATTTTGCGACTTTTCGGATGAGTGGTTTTGGCATATCAAAGGCATCAGCCACTGCATCGATGATATATTTAATGTGATCTCGGCAATCATCCATCTTGCCGAGTTCGTGGCTAATCTCTTGAACCGCTTCGAGCAATTCTTTTTTAGTTTTAGGGTCAGTCAAGTCAATCATAATATAGTTTTATTTTTCACCAAAATAGTGGGCGTATGCAACGAATCCTGCAAGTGCCCAAAATACAGTAGCATAAAGAAAGGTCATGATGGGGCTGTTAGCGCGTCGCTTTGATTTTGCGACACCAGCCATACCACCTTTTGGATTCATATATTGAAGCCACAGTAAAACGCGACCAGGAAATGCATATATTTCATATAATGCATTGCTACTAACAGTCCCATCAAGCCTATCTTTAGCCATATCGATATGAGTTAATTATTGAGCAGCTGCTTCGTCTTGAACGAAATCAAATTGAGCTTGTTCTTCACCTGCTGATGTGTTTGTAGTTTCTGCAGTTGCTTCTTCAGTTTGTTCGTCAGTCTTAGGAAGGAATGTTCTAAGCTTGTTAAAAAGCTTTCCAACAATTTCCATCTCTGCTGCTTCGAATGCTCCACGACGTGAAACCATTGCAATGATGTTATGCATAAGAATTACGTCGGCTAGAGTAATAGCGGTATCTTCTGTTTGTGTGTTATTTTCTTCTTCCATATTTTTATTGATTAAATGTCGATGTATTTTCAAGTGCGATGTAATATTGCACGTCTTGACTGTCGTGTTTCCAATGACTAATTAGTTTCGAAGAGATGTTTACTGTATAGTCTCCTTGAAGAAGCTTAAGATTCGCAATCAAAAATTGCAAATCAAAAGATCCCTTTTGGGCATTGTCTTCGTCTAATGTCACTGAAAATGTATTTGATGCACTATTTTTAGGATCAACAACCGAGAGTGTGACGACTCCATCGTTTCCACGAATAGACATCGTAGAATGGCCAAGCACACCCGCAGCTTTACGAACTTGAGCCAACACGTCGCTAGTGATGCTTACCGACAAGTCTGCGTTCGGCATGTTGATTTTATTTTTAGGACTGGTGAGAATGCTCTCATCAGCAAATCTATAGGTAGCTTTGGTCTTTCCTGATTTGAAGACAACGCTGTCATTCGAAAAATCTAGCTCAGCGTCTTGCATCAATGAAAACATACTGATAAATTCGTTGAGATCATAGATGCCAAATCCTGTTTCAAACGACTCAGAAATATTGGCAATAGCCATGATATTCTTTGCTTCAGAGATTGTCGAAAGAGGCTCACCAGCTTTTACGACAAGATTTGAGTTGATGCCTGAAAAGTTTTTCAGAATGTCTAGTGTTTGTGTTGATAGTTTAATCATACTAAAATTATATATTATAAAAAGCTATTTGTAAATAAAATTATTTCACAAAATCAAGTTCATAGTAAAACATCATGCAGCAAACTGCGTGTGCAGCGTGAGGCAATCCGCTCTCTTGATCATGTGTCTCTCCTCGTTGCAGCGCCCACATATGTCGTTGAGCTGCAGCAAAATAACGATTTTTACCGTCTTCTAATGCTCTCCAATTTTCTCGTGAATATTTGCATGCACCGTATGTAAGTGCCTTTACGACTTCATCGAGAGCATAAGGAGGCAACAGACTATAGTCTGGTTTTTCTGAATCGTATTTGATTCCTATTGTTTTTTCCTTTGGCATTTTGATACACGCAATTGCGGTGGAGAAGATTGAGTTCTTCTCCACCGCGAATAGCTATTCTAAATTAGCCGTTCTTACGTGGAGTGCCAAGGCGATAGCGGCGAACGCTCTCACCAGTGCGGGTCTTACGTGGGTTGAGGTAGATCGGAAGACCGTGGTCATTGCGAAGAGCGCTAATGACGCGGCTTGGGTCAGCGATACCTGCGTTGCGGGCTTCAGCAGCGCTGAATTCATGACCTTGCTCGAGGAAACTATAGAGAGCTTCCTTTTGGCTCATGGTCTTTACGAGGCGTTGCAGTTTGTTTGTTTCAGTTTTAGTCATACTATTATGTTGTTTCAATTATGTTTTTCTTGTTTGTGGTCTATATTTCAGTGTTTAGCGTAGACCAACCGCTAAAGTTTAGAAAGGAGGCTCTTCAGTTGGTGTGACTTGTGGTGCTGGCACAACGTCGTCAGACGCTTGAATTTGGTTGCTATCAATCTTTGTGTAGAGATCGAGGAATGCTTCACGTGTTTCCTTTTCAAATCGAGCGATACACATGCTGATTGCAGTAAGTCGATCACCAAAGATGCTGTATGCCTTGACGATATGGCACAAGCGACGTGTAGAGATAAGCTCATCGATGCCTTCAGCATCATAGGTCTTGCGAATAACGCTGCTCCATGATACAAGCTTGTCAGCAAACTCGCTGTCATCGATGTTAAAGAATTCGATATATTTCGAGATGATGTTTCGCTCGACCTTGAAGTTTGGATATGGCTGATCAATGGTCGCAACAAATCGTTCGATGAATGCCTCGTCGATGATATTTGCGGCGCTGTATCGACCATCGTCTGAACCCCGGCCCTTGGTGTTTGCGGTTGCAATCACATTGAACCCTTGGGCCGGGGTAATGACTTGACCAATCTTTTTGATGAGAATTGGTTTTCCTTCGAGTACACCCTGAAGA